TTCGACGACTTCCTCGACGGAGATGGCCTCCATCGCCCTCCTGCAGTGCTCGCATGGCTTCAGCGAACCACAGGCCTCAGCCCCGCCCGTCAAATTTGCATGCGTCGGATAGCCGGTGACCTTCGGGGGGATGAACCCGCCGAACAGAACAACCGCCGGAATGTTCACCGCGGCCGCCGCATGATGGAGGCCGCCTTCCGGGCCGACATAAAGGGCTGCGTTTGACAACACAGAGATCGCATCCCGGAATGATGTCGTGATGATCGACTGCACCCCACGCAATGGCAATCCGGCCTTGGGATATGCAAACTGCATCACGCGCAGCCCTGACCCTGCCAAGCGATCAACCACGGCCTGGTAGTTCTTTCTGCCCCAATCTTTGTTCGGAGCGACTGACTTCCAGGCCTCAATGTTCGGCTCGATGAGGATGAAACCGCTTCCGGCTCGCCTGCCGGCCTTGCGCTCAATGTCGTCAAGGAACACCTCGCCCGGGGTCGGACTGAAGTCCATGTTCCAGATCCAGCGATCACCATCCTGGCGATTATAGAGCCGGTGGCCCTTGTAATAGTCGATCCACTCGACGCAGGAATCGCGCTCCCTGCCAGGCGCCGCGACATTCGGGTTCCACTTGAAGACTTCGAAACTGTGATGATCCCAGCGGATTTTCAGGCCATCTCCGAAGGCAATGGCCTTGCCACGCGCATGGGCACCACGCGCCATGCCGGACGCTATGAGCTGATCGCCGAGTCCCATTCAGGCGGCCCAACGTTCGAGCTCGGCCCTCCACTCGTCGGCGAAAGCGCAATCCTCATAGCCGGCCATCGTAGGAATCCCGTCGGTGAAGTGGACGATCGCCGGGTTGATCGCCGGGTCGGAATGACCGACCAGCCAGTTCCATTTCGGATCGAGTTCGCCGATCTGGTCGTCTTCCAACCAACAAAAGCGATGCAGATCGCGGCCGGGGACGAAGTTGACTAGTTCGGTAGTCAGTGCCTTGTTTGCCGGATGTTCGACGTTCCACAAAATCACGCTCGACCAGTTCTTGCGGGCATATCGGGTCTGGGCCTGGCCATCCATCTTCACGCCTTCCGGCGGCTGATGGTTGTGCTTGACGACCATGACTGCCTTGGATGGATCGGCGAGAGAGAACAGTTTCAGCAGATCAGTTCGGACCAGCATGTCGCAGTCCATGAACAGCGCCCAGCCAGAACCGGCCAGCCGGGGCACAAGGAAGCGCGAGCATGCGAACTCGGTAGCCATGGGCGCGTCGGATATCTCATCCCACAGACGCCCGTCCTTGCGGCTCGTAGGCCGATTGTAGAGCCCTCCGGTCATGAGATCGGTCAGCACGACCCCACGCACGGGAATCGGGGTGATCAGATGCCGGTTGATCGAGTGTTTTGCCACGGCAAACGCCGCGGCCTCACGCGGATCGAAGCCGATCCAGATCGAATGTTTCACAGAGCATCCTCAAGGGATTTGCGAGGAAAGGACTTGATCGCTGAGACCGGCGAGCAGTTGATGACATCGACACCGAGAGATCTCAGCGCCGGAGCGGCGTTTTCGAATGCCTCGATCCAGCGGCCGAAATTGCTCTGGTTTGGGTTGTTGGCACCCTTCCAGACGTTGAGCCCGTACCAGTGGACGCCGCCGGCGAGAGTCATGTCGAGCCCGATCAGGAGGATTCGCTTCGCCCCGAACTGGACCGCCAGGTTGAGCGCCTGGAACCCGCTATTGCCGCCGGAACCGGTCTGTCCCTTGCGATCGAGGAGGATGCGCTCTTCGCGCTTGTTGATCTCGATTCGGCGAATGTCGGGATAGCCCTGAAGGCCGTTGTCCCGATAGCAGACTTTCATGCCTGAGAATTCAGGCAGGCCCTTGCGGAATTCCCACCAGGCCGAATCGCAGCCGTAGACCATATCCGCCCATGGGCAGAGGTCTACGTTCTGCTTGATGGCGATTACTCGGGCTCGGCCTCTGAGCTGGTCGAGCCTAATTCCTCGGACGGAGGATCCAGAAGCGACGATGGCAACGGTATTTCCTCGCCAGTCGGGCCATCCGTCGCCGTCATATCGCGGCGCTGATATGTCCGGCCGCGCCCGCCGATCTTTTTTGGGTTGTCGTCTTGTTCCTCGACCTTTGCAGGCTTCGGCACATCGACATGCTTTGGCTTGTCGGGAACGCGCTGCGCTTTGTTTGCGCGCTCCATCTTCGCGGCTTCACGCTCATTGTCGACGTGGAATTGCGTCCCAGGCCGATATTCCTTGCGGCCGTAATAAACGGCCTTTTTCGCGATCATTTCGACCATTGGTCACCTCATAGGAGAAAGCCCGCCGAGCCGAAGCCCGGCGGGTTGATGGTCGGCTTAGTTTCCGTAATTGCCGCCGGTGATGTAGACAGCGGCGCCGGAACGGGCCTTGGTCCATGTGATGAAGCGCTCGCACAGGATCGCCACCTGGTTGGTCTGGAACATCGACACGAAGCTCGTCGATGCCGTCTGGGGCGAGTCCGGTGCGTCGTCGGTCTGGATCGATGCCTCGGTCGAGACGTTGACCTCGACACCGCCATCGTCGGCCATCAGGATGCTGTTCGCAGCCAGAGCGACAATGATACGGCCATCGGCCGGCGAGCCGCCATTCGCGGCGACGTTTTCCGACGTAACGACCGGAACGCCTTCGATGAAACCGCCGTCCTTGTTGAGGTCGGGGAACTCGCGGCCGCCGAAGTCATTGCGCATGAGAGCGAGGCGCAGAGCCTGCGTCTGGCTCATGACAATAACCAGATCGTCGAGCGTGTAGTTGGAAGCCGTGTAGGCCGCCAACAGGTCGGCAAAGTCGGCGCGGAACGCATCGGCGGTGAGGCCGGACGCCGTGATCGACGTTGCACCGTTGGTGATCGACGCCGGGTTAACGCCGGTAACGGCCGCCTTGGACGGATCCAGGAAGTCGTTGTCGGTGAGCTTGATGATCGCCTTGGTGAGCGAGTTGATCATCATGGTTTCGGCGCTAGGCGCCGAGAAGCGCAGCAGCTCCTGCGTCAGGAAGGTGAGGCCCGCGACCTTGTTGAAGTCGAGCGTCACGGTATCGAGCGCGCCCTTAGACACCGGCTTGGGCGAACCCTGGCCGACCCAGTAGGCGGTCGTTTCACCAGTCTCGCGCGGCACCTTGATATTGAAAGGCACCTGGCGAATGCCGGGGATGCGGCCGATAATGGTACGAGGACGCAGCAGATCGATGAACTCGTTCTGCAGGTTCTGGTAGGTCACCAGCGCGCCTGCCCACGAGGAATCGGTCGTGCTGCCGCCGCTAACGGCAGCCTTCTGAAGGACATCGCGCGGAGTGCGCAGCACTGCGGCGAGTTCTTCGCCCCAGCCACGCGAAACAGCAATGTCGGCAGCGTGAGCGCCATACTCCTTGGCCATGAAGCGGGCCGATAGCAGTCGAACGAAGCCGGAGCCCTTCGGAGCCACGGGGCCAAGCACCTTGACGACCGGGCCGGTGCGGCGTGTCTCGGAGGCTTCGTGCGCCGTGGCGCCCTTCACCTCTTTGGCACTCTCCCGGTTGACCTTCTCCATTACGCGGAGACGGTCGAGATGCTTGTCGATGGCCTCGTTGTCTGAATTGAGGCCGTCGAACTCTTCCTGCTGGGCCGCGTCGAGGGTCGAGCCCTCATCGGCGGATTTGTCCATGATCGACTTCATGGACGCGACGTTTGCGGCTCGCTTGGCCTCATAGGCCGCGAGCTGTTCGGCAATGGTTGCCATCTCGGGACTTCCTTCTAGGGGATGGGCGCGTCGTCACGACGGGCCAGGGCGCCTTGTCCAAGGGCGGGTTGGAATTGGACTTAGCCGGGTCGAACCTTGCGGATCACGAACGGCTTGGCCCTGTCGCGGGCTGGGTCATTCAGTTTGACGACGCGCGCTGTCTTGCCTGTCGCGGCGGGCGCTTCGGTCTGAATTTCTGGGCGATCCTCCGCGATGCCGGCTTCTGCTCGGATTGCGGTGTCGATCGACTTGATCTGGGAAATGGTCGCGTCGGCGTTCGCCGGGATCGTGACCAGGGAAAGCTCCATGACTTCGGATTTCTCGAAGCGGATGCCGCCGGTGCCTTCGATGAAGGCATATTCGAGCGCCCGGAAGCCGATCGAGACCGCCGAGACCAAGCCGGCCTTGACCGACTGCCAGGCTTCGTCGATGCGGTCTTTCAGCGTGCCCGGCTCATCGATCTTGGCGAGTTGCGCGACGAAGGTGATGCCGTTCTTGGTCGGCTTGTCGAACTTGACGGTCCCGACCGGCTTGTCCGACTGGTGCTGCCAGAGCAGCGGCATCGGGTTCTTGAACTCGACGCCCAACGGCTCGACGATATCGCCCATGCGATCAGGCGTCGGCGTGGTGGCCGTGCCGCGGATAATGCGGTTCTCGGCGTCAACGCTCTTAACGTCGAGCACAGAATAGGCTCGGTTCATGGTCATTGTCCTGTTAGGCTCTGGTCAGCCGACGAAGAGCATCTGGTAGGCCGGGGTTCGCTTCGGCTCTGGATTGCGGCTCATGAGCTTTGCCGCGTTCAACATGGCGATGAAGGGATCGATCTTCGCTGCGCCAGACACCTGCTTGGTGACGGCCCGGGATGAGCCCTTCAAGATTTCCTTGGCGTTCTCGACCGACCACTTCATCAGCGCCAGGCCGGCATGCTTGATCGTTCCATCTGAGAGTTTTCGCGCGACACCGATGATGACGTCGTTCAGGAAACCGCCCTGGCCGATGCCGGTGATGGTCCCGCCATTGGCGTCAGTATCGAATCCGGCGGCGATGAGAGCATCGACCAGCGCCGGCAGGCCCAGCTTGTCGGCGCCGATCCCTTCCTTTTCGGGGAGCAAGCCAGCATCGCGTACCTGGCAGCAAAGAGCGACGACTTCCTCGATGTCCTGTGTCGGTCGGCCGCAGAACACCAATTCGCCGGCTTTTTCAAAATCTCGAAGCTGCTCGGCGATTTCCTTGCGGCGCTTTAGCACCACCGGATGAGCCCAGGCCTTCGACCAGAGCAGCCATTGCCGGGTGCCTTTCTCGCGCCCGATGACTGCGAAGCCGAGAAGATCGTCCAGTCCGCCCCCGTCGATGCCTATCGTCGCGACCTCGCAGCGCGCCAGAAGGCTTTCCAGCGTCAGGCCGGGTTCGGCAGCCGCCAGCCAGTAATCGGCGCCCGACCAGCGGTCACGACGGTTCCGCAGTCCGATCTGCACGTTCAAATGCTTGGCGAGGAACGTTTGAAGGTCTTCGCCTTCCTCGCCTTCGCCGCTCATGATCTGCTTGAGCTTCCGCTCGAGCCAGTCCTGCCGCACCGAACGCCCAAGGTTTGGGTTGGTGATGTGGAAGTTCCGCGGATCAAGATGCTGCTCGGCATCGATCATCGCCGGCGGGAACTCATAGATCACCGGCAGCGCCTGCCGATCCTTGATGATGCCGTCGCGCACGTCGCGGAAGTACGCCAGTTTCTCCTTGAATATCCCGCTTGGCGGTTCATCGCTCTGCGTCGACAGGTAGATGACGAAGCCTTCGCGCCTGGTTGACAGACCGCCCGTCGCCTCCTGCAGCATTGATCCGGCGCCGTCGCGCTTGCCGAACATCCACAGTTCGTCGACGAGCACGAAGGCAGCTTTCTTGCCGCCGACGGTCTCTGTGTCGGCAGCGACGATCTTGAGCTTCGCGTTGGTGACGCGATGCGTGATCGTTCGAACATTTTCCTGAATATGCAGCAGCGCGCCGAGTTCGCCATCTGCCAGCACCATGTCCCGGGCCGGCTCGAATGAGTTCTTCGCGATCTCGATCGTCGGCGCCAGGATCAGAAGCTCAGCCGACAGACGCCAGTTGCGGATCAGTGCCGTCACCATGATGCCGGCGGCGATCGTCGATTTCGTGTTCTTTTTCGAGATGAGGAGAAAGAATTCCTCGATCAACCTCGTCGCGGTGTTGTGGTCGTAGGCACCGAAGATGGCCCTGACGAAATCGAATACCCACTCGTCACAGCATTCGCCGAATGTCGGACTGCCGGCGATGTCGACCACCCTCAATGACTTGAAGACGGTAAGCGCCGCCTCTGCCTCTTCGGGGAAAAGCGGACACATCGCGATGAGCGACCGACCCTCGACGATGCGCTCCTCCCAATCGAGGCACGCCGTCGACCACTCCCTGGAGGTCATGTCAGCCGTTCGAGACTACCAGTTTCGGCGGGGCAGGCGTCGCGTACTTGCCGCCGATGCCTTCCGCGGCGCGCTGGCGCTCTTCTTTCTTGCCCAACTTCTCGGCTTTCGGCGCCCGGCTCTCCTGGGCGCGCACGGCGCCGGCCATCTCCAGCACCTTGTTTTGCGCCGAGACATTCCCGGCCTTGGCCGAATTGTACCGCGCCATCATGATTTCAGCGGTGATCTTTGCCGCCCCGACTTCGAGGTCGGTAGAAAAATGCTTGGTCAAAGTGTGGACCGCGATGCCGATCGCCGTGGCGATGGCTTCATTCGACATGCCGCCTGCCTTGAGAACGCGGACTTTCTCGCGATCCTCATCAGTCGGCTCGAATGGCGGCCGCCCGCTGTTTTTATTGCCTGCCATGACTTGAAAACGCCTTCCGGGCAAAAAAATTGCGCAAATGACATCGCAGGCGGTCTACCGTGGTGTCGGTTTTTCAGACCAGCCCACCCCCCCTATGGTGCGATGTACGCTCCGACGCGATGAGATTTCGCAAATGCGAGATGGTCTCTGTTCAATACCAGACGCCCGCTGGCATCGAGCTTTCCTCGCGCGCCTTGATCGAGTTGTGGCAGGGATCGGCACACAGGGTCTGCAGGTTCTGGATGTCCCAGAACAGATGCTCGTCGCCTCGATGTGGCTTGATGTGATCGCAAACGAGGAGGCTGGTCTTCACCTCGACCTTGCCGCACCTCTTGCAGGTGAAGCGATCACGTGTGATCACCTGCATGCGGAGCTTCTGCCATCGCCTTGTCTTGTACCAGGCTCGCCATGATTGGTTACTGCCTGTGCGGACGTAGGGCTTGTCGGTATTAGGCGGCAGAGCATTGAGACTTGGTGCCAGCGAGCCGAACCTGGGCTTCAGGTTGGTGAGCTTGGCCATTCTACCTGCAGTTCGGGTCAATGAGCAATGCCTCTATCCGATCAAGGCGTGCGGCAATCACATCGTCTGCAAACGACTTCTTTAGCCGCTCTACCATTTCGGAATTCATGGACACGCCATGATTAGCAGCCGCCGCTTCGATGGATGACCTAAGTCCTTCATCCATCCTGATCTTGATATCAGCGCGATAGCCCATCACGCCGCCTGCTTCCTGCGCTGCTGCTCCCGCTGGCGACGGAGTTGGTTGCGCTTGGCGGCCCAGCTAAAGTCGTCGTGTTCGGAGGAAAGGATCTTGGCGAAGGCGCCGTCGGCTATCCAGGAGTTGAGGCAGTCCCGCTCGCCAATGTCATCGCCCGTTATATCGGAAACATCGCTGATTTGAGGGGGGTCTTGCAACAGGCGGATTTGGGCCGATCCGCTATGCTGCGATGCGTTGCGAACCAGAATGGCCGAAATTTGAGCCAAAGCACGATCTTTTCTTGCGCGACCGGTGTTGGGATGGATTCCTTCTACGCGGAAACACCAACGCCGGAACGACTTGCCGCCGACCTTGGATCGAGCCCAAGCGAGGAGCGCGCGGCGCTCGCTATCGTTGCCAACCGACATCAGCCATTCATGCAGGGCATCGAGTTCGGAGAGTTCATGCGCCGACGGCATGATGCCGATGCGCTCCCAGAAGGCCTTACGCTCGTCAGCCAGGGGATCGGCCTTTGGATCGAGCTTGTCTCCGACCTCTTTGCGCCAGCCGAGCTTGTCGGAATAGGTGTGGACATAGGCGAGCTGTTGCGCTCGTAGGGGCGCCGGCCCGACATGCTCATGGCTGGCGCGCTCGATCTCGGCGGCGCGGATGAAACGTTCTGCGATTTCCCCGATGTTCATTGATTGCCCTCGCTGAGCGCCGCGTCGATCATGGCCCGAAAGACGATAGCGGGTAAGTCTGAATTGATGATCGTGTAGTCGCGGGGGTTGCCGTCTGCATCGGATTCCCAATCGCTATCGATGCAGGTTTCCTTGGCATCATCGCCAGCAACGACCATCGCCTTTGTCGGCTCGCGTATGGCGCCTATCACAGCGCGAGCGAGTGCAGGAATGTCCAATTTGCCGTGGATGCGCAGCCCGTCGTCGCCCTCTTCACGCTCCGCGATGGGCAGCCGTTCAATGGTCATACCCTGACGTAACAATTCATCGATGATCGCCTTGGTTAAGTCCGTCACCCAAGCCTCCTGTCATCTAAAAGATCAGGCTGGTTAGCCCATTTCCCAAATCGCTTATATAGCCGCTCCTGCACCATGCCTGCCAGCGCCGGCCTGATCTTGACGAAGCCGCGCAATTGCTGGGCTACGAACTGGAGCTCGCCCACGGGCGCCGCATCCCAGACCTCGAACCAGTCCGTCGGACGCTCCTGGTAGATGCGAGCATAGGCTCGAAGAAGATCGGAGGCAGCCCACAGACCGCTTTCGTCGAGGAGCGCCTTGTTATTCGCGGTCTCGGCCAGGGTCCGCATGACGGCGCGCGCATGGTGCTCGCCGAACCGCTCGATGATGCGCATGATCGATGCCACGGCGCGCGTCTGCCCGATGTCTGGATAGCGATTGGCCGGAATCACCTCGATCCCGAACTCGCTGCAGAGGGCTTGGACGCGTGGATCGGTCATGAAATCCCCATCCGCTTGAGCGCATGCGCGATGGTGGAGAAATTCCGCCTGAAGAGCCGGCCGATTTGCGGAAGCGACATGTTTGGCTTTGCCGCTTTCACCGCGGCTATAGCATTCGTTCTGGCGGCAACCACCTTGCGATCTCGGCTCGGCCCAAGCATGTCG